CTTGCAGGTGAGTCTGGAGCGGAGGCAATTATTCCATTGGATAAATTGCAGTCAGGCATGACCGTGAATGTGACCATCAATGCTGGCATGGGTGCAGACGCTTCAACCATTGGTGATGAAATTGTGAATGTTCTGCAACGCTACAACCGCAGGAATGGTGCATTGCCGTTGAAGGTGGCATAAATGACTGCGCTTGCTTGGGGAGAAAACATTGTTGTTCTTATGGAACTTGGTTTTGAGGTCAATGTTTTTACATTGGACTCTGCTGAGGATGGCATTTTAGATAGCGATTATCTTGGTGGAACTTTTATTGGTGATGATGTTTCTAAGTATTGCCAAGAAGTAAGTATTAGTAGAGGTCGTTCTGATCAGTTGCAAAACTTTAACGCTGGAAGTTGCAGTGTTCGCTTGCTGAACCGTGACAGAAGGTTTGACCCGATCAACGAAAGTTCTCCATACTGGAATAGCACAACAGGAAAATCTGGTGTGACCCCACGCCGAAAAGTAACCATCATCTCTGACGGGGTAAAACTATTCACAGGGCGCATCACAGATATAGATGTTTCCTATGAACCTAATAATCCAAACGCAACTAGCGAAAATAGTTATGTGACTATTACGGCTGCAGATGATTTTGTGTTGCTTGCAAACACATATACACAGAACCCGATCACACCAACTGAACAGTTGTCTGGTTCACGGGTTTCTGCAATTCTTGATTTGACAGAAGTGAACTATCCAGCAACACGAAACATTGACACAGGAACAGCAACACTGGGTGGTGGTGCAGCGTTTGAGATTCCATCTAATACAAATGTTCTCACCTACCTGCAGGAAGTTGGTACATCTGAGCAAGGCTTTTTCTATGTTGCAGCCAACGGTGATCTGACTTTTACTGATCGCATTACAGCCTCATTTGTTTCACCTTCAGCATATTTCTCAGACACAGGTTCAAATATCCCATACACCAGCCTGTCTGTTATGTACGGTCAGGAACTTTTATACAACAAGATTGTTTGCACTATTGAAGGTGGCACAGATCAGATTGCCAATGATGTAACTTCGCAAACAAACTACGGCGTTTCTACTTTGAGCCTGTCTGGTTTATTGCTTTCAACGGATGCTGCAGCCTTAGCATTGGCACAGGATTTGTTGGCTCGATACAAAGAACCTGAATACCGTTTTGACAAACTGCAAACCATCTACAACCCTTTAAGCACAGCAAACCAGCAAGTTCTAACTGGTCTAGATGTTGCAGACATTGTGGCTATCACACGCACATACCCAACAGGCACACCAGCGTCTGTGACCAAGAACTACAGCATCGAGGCAATACGCCATACGATCACCCCATCAGAACACAGGGTTGAGTACAGCCTTGCTGTTGCCGATCTGGTCTATGCGCTGATTTTGGATGACGCAGTGTTTGGTACGATCTCAACCACAAACGCTCTTGCATAGAGTGTTACACTAGGAGGCACTATGGCAGGCGCAGGTTCAAAACTCTTTACCAGTGGCAGTGTTCTTACTGCAGATCAGGTCAATACCTACCTGATGGATCAGGCTGTTATGAGGTTCACTAATGCTGCAGCCCGTACAGCAGCATTTGGTGGTGCTGGTGAAGCAACGCTTGCTAGTGGCATGGTTTCTTATTTGGTTGATGTTGCGAGCGTTCAGGTTTACAACGGTTCTGCATGGGTCGCTATTGGTGGCGGTGCTGATATTCTACAAGTTCAAGTTTTCAGTTAAGGGGTAAGCGTGGCAACATTTACAAAAGCAAAACTTTCAGGTTCAACTGATGGAATGGCAATCAAACTCACTGGAAATACAAGTGGTGGTGCTGTCACAGTTCACACTGCTGTCGCTGGAACAACTGCTGGCGTGTTTGATGAGATCTGGATTTATGCAAATAACACTTCTACAAGTGCAGTAAAACTCACTATTGAGTGGGGAACTGCTACGGCTGCTGATGGGAACATTGAGCAAACGATTGCTGGAGAAGCAGGTTTGGTTCTTGTGATCTCTGGATTGATTTTGCAGAACTCAAAAATTGTGAAGGCATTTGCTGGTACTGCTGATGTGATTTTGCTTACTGGCTATGTCAATTCAATCACCGCATAGGCGGTGAGGTATGCCACAAAGATTCAACAGCAAATATAAGCCAAACACTGCCGTTAGTAGTTGGACTAACAATCAGGGTTCAATAGAAGTTGAATATTTGATCATTGGCGGTGGCGGTGGCGGTGGTCGTGGTGCTGCAGCCACAGGTGCATCAGGTGGTGGTGGTGCAGGTGGATATCGTTGTTCCGTTGTTGGCGAAACATCAGGTGGCGGTGCAAGTGCAGAATCAAAGATTCTCATTAGTGCAGGCACATATACGGTGACAGTTGGTGCAGGTGGTGCAGGCTCAACTGCAAACGGTTCTAAAGGAACGAATGGTGGTGATTCATCTTTTGCTGGCATAACAGCAACAGGTGGCGGTGGTGGTGGGTCATGCTCTAGTAGTGCAGGGTCTAATGGTGGCAGTGGCGGTGGTGCGTGTAACTATTCATCAACTGCTGGAACTGGAACAACATCACAAGGCTATGCAGGTGGTACTGCATCATCTAGTGGTGGAACTAGTGCAGGTGGTGGTGGTGGGGGCGCAGGTGGAGTTGGAAGTAACGCTGGAACAACTGGAAACTATGCAGCAGGTGGTGCAGGTGGTGCAGGTGTTTCATCTTCAATAACAGGAACAGCAACAGTTCGGGCTGCTGGTGGTGGCGGTGCAGCATATGGTGGGTATGCAGGTGGGTTAGGTGGTTCTACCAATGTTGGCGGTATGGGAGGCGGTGGTGATTCCACTGGAAATGTTGGCTCTATTGGTAGAAGTGGCACAGGTTCAGGTGGCGGTAGTGGTGGTGCAGGAAATGGTGCAACATCTAATGGTTCTGCTGGTGCTTCAGGTTGTGTGATTATCAGATATCAAACTGCTAATGCACAAGGTTTGAACATTGTTGGTGGCGCAAAAAGTACAACAGGTATTTATACGGTTCATCATTTTGTTGGCACACAGAACTTGGTGGTATCACAATGAGTTTTGACAGACGCAATGAAGTTAATTCATATTCAGCAACATGGAATAATGCACGCAACAAAGGAATTGTCACTGGTGGAACTGAAACAACTATTCAAGTGAACAACATTTTGTATCGTGTTCACACTTTTACTTCTACTGGAACAGTAAGCATTACTGGTTTAGGCGTACAGGGTTTTGAGGTTGAGTATCTAGTTGTTGCTGGTGGTGGTGGTGGTGCGTGTGGTGGTGCAGGTTCAGGTGCAGGTGGTGGTGGTGCAGGTGGTGTACGCACTGGAACTTTGGCGATCACAAATGGTTCTCACACAGTTACGGTTGGCGCAGGTGGCGCAGGTTCAAGTGGCACTGCATATTCTGCTGGTAATAGCGGAAGCAATAGTGTTTTTAGTTCAATAACATCAACTGCTGGTGGTGGTGGTGGTGGTGCTGCATCTGTAGGTGGGAACTCACCAAGCGCAGGTGGGAGTGGTGGCGGTAACGCTGGTGCTGCTTTTGCAGCAGGTGGCGCAGGCAATAGTGGTACATATACGCCACCTGAAGGTTTTGCTGGTGGTCAGGCTACATATACACGAGCAGGCAGTGGTGGTGGTGGTGCAAGCAACAGTGGTTCAACATCTTTATACACAAACGATATGATGTATCCGATTGTTGGTGGAAATGGTGGCGCAGGAGTGTATTCGGCAATTTCGGGAACTGCAACACCATATGGCGGTGGCGGTGGCGGAAGTTCACACGCATACGGTGACCCAAACTATGCAACTGGTGCTGGTGGTGTAGGTGGTGGTGGAACTGCTGGTACTGGAAATGTGAACACTGTCGTTGCATCAGTAGCAGGAACAGCAAACACTGGTGGCGGTGGCGGTGGTGGTGCTTCACTCGGTCATAACAACACTTTTGGCACTGGGGCTGCTGGTGGTTCAGGCATAGTGATAATCAGATACCCAATAGGATGAGTTCATGGCACACTTTGCACAAATAGATTCAAACAATGTTGTAGTTCAAGTAATTGTTGTATCAGATGAACATGAATCAAATGGTTCAGAATGGTGTCATGAATTATTAGGTGGAACTTGGTTGCAGACCAGTTACAACAACCGTATTCGCAAACAATATGCAGGAATTGGTTACACATATGATGCTGATGCTGATGTGTTTGTTGCACCTCAACCTTTCCCATCTTGGACACTTGACAACAACCATGACTGGCAGCCACCTACGCCAATGCCTGAAGGCGATTGGATGTGGGATGAAAGCGAACTGTCATGGGTAGAAGTTCCCGTTGGCTGATCTTTCTCCCTGTAGCAATCTTTGCTCTGTTCGCACCACAACCTGCACAGGCATCACAAACAGGGCTGCTAGTTCGTGGCTACCAGATAACGGAAGTACCGCCAACTAAATCTGATCTTGCTTATCCTTTGTGCGGTAGCAGTATCGAGCCATTTATTAACGCCACATGGGATTATGAACAGAACTTGTTTGGTGATTGTGGTTGGGATTCGTTCATGTTGCATTACACGGGCTTCTTGCAGATACCTGAACATGACACCATTGAGTTTTGGGTTGCCTCTGATGACGGTGGAACGGTCAAGATCGGCACAGAAGAGTTTGGCGTTTGGCAAGATCAAGGCTGCAGTGCAACTGAAACAGGGCAGATGAACATTGCTGCTGGAACACAACCATTGGATGCGTGGTTTTACGAGAACGGCGGTGGAACCTGCTTCATGCTTGCATGGAATATTGACAACACAGGTTGGGCGATTGTGCAACCAGAATTCTTTACTTCTGAACCGTTAGT